CCGCTGTCCAAGATCGCAGGAAATTCGACCACCTCCCACTGATCAGCCTTCGGGTCCATCGCCGACTGCTTTAACAAACGTGCCGTCAAATCCTTCTCACCCCATCGGGTCATTACCAGAATAATCGCACCACCCGGCTGAAGACGCTGTCGTGGACCCGATGTGTACCAGTCCCACGCATTTTCAAGAGCAGTAGGTGACATCGCATCCTGCTCAGAGTGCGGATCATCCACGATGAAAAGATCAGCCCCGCGACCCGCAATCGACCCGCCAACACCAGCCGCATAATACTCCCCACCATCGTCCGTCTCCCACCGATACGCCGCCTTACTGTCAGACCGTAACTTGACATCAAAGACACCTTGGTAATCCGGCGTCTCCATGAGGTTCTTCACCTTCCGTCCAAACCTGACAGAAAGATCCGCAGTATGGGTCGCTTGCATGATCTTGAGATCAGGCCGTCGGCCAATCATCCACGCAGGAAACAAAAAGCTGGCAAACTCGGACTTCGTATGTCTCGGAGGCATGTTGATAATCAGACGTTTCAACTCCCCCCTCGCAACTCGCTCTAGCTTCTCCGCAACAATCTTGTGATGACGCCCGGCAATAAAGGCGGGCCACATCTGTCTTACAAAATCCAAGAAGGAATCCTTCGCCTTCTTCTGAAGTTCCAATTTGGCAGCACGACTCATTAACTGGGCGTACTTCTTCAAAGCATCGTCCGGAATAGCACTCGGTGCTTTTAACAATCGTTGTCTCCAATGTCAGAGGATGGAGGAAGGTGTTACCTGTTCCGCCGATTCTTGTTGTTCTCATACGCATATTGCTGCGCCAACAACTCAAGGCGGTTCAAATACTCAGGGTTGTTTGCAAGATATTTGGAACCACTGTCCGTCAAACTACTATTATGGATACCCTGAGTTTCAATATCTCCGTAATACTTCTGCATCAATGCACGAACAATATCTTCCTGCTCGTCACTGCCAGCACGTTTAAGGTCCTCGTTTAGTGTGGGGATGCCACCCTTTTCACGAACAAGAGTAGCGTCTTCTTGGTCCTTCTTCCGAATCAACTGCTCAATACCACGGTGCATTGATTCATGTGTCATAGTAGACGGGTCGGTGTCCTGTGACCGCAGGACCATTGTCATGTCTATGTCCTTCCCCCTCTTGCCTTCTTCAGTAAGAGTGTGAGGGCGGTATTTTCCAGCAGTGTCATATCTTATGTTTTCAGGGTTATCAGAGGAAACAATCGCTCTCGAAGGATCAAACCCTGACGCAGCTATCGCAGACCTCTGAGATGCAATGTATGACCTCATCATATAATCACGACGATCAGGATCTGATTCCGCCCGCACCTGTTGCAAAACCTTGTTGTGATCATCTCCGCCCTTCATGTTATTAAACAAGCGAACAATGTCCTTGCTTGACATGGTTGGGGTCAGCGACTCAATTCCAAGCTGTCTTCCAGAGTTGTCCCCATATGTCGAGTCATACTTATCAGCCATGCGAACGTCTTCAGACGACGGGTAATCCGTACGGGGCTCAACCTCCTTGCTTCCAAAAAGAAAATCCAGAATGCCAGCCATGGTTTACTTCTTTCCGCAATTTACCGGACGGGAATAAATATGGGTCATTTCTTCTTGTTCCACCCGCGATTTACCGAGCGGGGCATAACACGGAGATTACCCGGAGTGTTGCTGCCGCCCGAGCGCATGGGCTTGATGTGGTCTATATCTTTTCCGTCGCCCTTTTGCACCAAGCCCGCCTTCTTAAATTTTGCACGGGCCTGATTTCTAAGTGTGCGTTTCTTTACGTTCTCTGGTTCAGCGTCATACCCACGGATCATCTTCCGGACCTGCGAAGGTGTGCGGTGAGATGAGGGATCTCTGACTTCCTTTTTGGCCATGCCAGAATTCCTGAAATTTTTATAGTATAGGGGGGTACTGGGACTCCTGACCTCTTTTATATGAAAAGGGGGGTCGGTGCAAGGAGGCGCGTTTCCAATAGGGGCCGGTTTTTGGATATTTTACAAAATGATAATCGTATGTGCAAAATCGTAATATACGTGTGTGTGTGCGCGACGGGGGCCAAATTAGGGGGGTCGGGGGTCGGAGATCGAAGGTCGAAGGCAATCCGGTTTTCGGCCAAGGGACCCGTTCGGGCGCGTGATAGCGCAACAGATCGCGCGTGACAGATTGCGCGTGACAGATCGCGCGTGACAGATTGTACGTGACAGATTGCGCGTGACAGATCGCGCCGGACCGTCAAAAGATTGTCAATAATAATTGACGATTTTTATTGTAATCACCCTTTGAAACGTGTCATAGTGACGACACCGGAGAACCGTTCTTCGGAACCCGTCACTAGAAAGGACGCCAAATGATCACGTTATCCATTACCGAACGCGCCGCTGTCCGTGCCGCGATCCAGTCTCACCCCGATTGGAAAGCATACCGACAAGCGCAAGGGATCGACGCATCCGCGCTTGGAACAGCGGGATGCATTCGCGCCGCCGAAGCCCTGAACATCGACATTCCCGCAACGATTGCACACTTGACAGGAAAGACCGCCACCATGACAGACGCCGCCCCCGCCCTCACCCTCGACCTCACCGCCGACACCGCCGCGCTAACATCTGACAGCTTGCCGCCGCTCACCTTCGAAGCCGCAACAATCACGCAACTCGATAATGTCGCCGCCGCTATCGGTCATGGTCGCCTCTTTTCTTCGCTTCTAGATAGCGCGATCACCTACCGCGATGAATACCTAAAAGAGCGCGACAGGAAAGCCGCAACCGCAACGCTTGCCATTGCCGCCGGACAGACGACCGCCGGATTTATTCCCCCATCATGGTCAAAGCAATTCCTGACAATGGTATCACTTGGCAAAATCGTTGCACTGACAGGACCTTCCGGCAATGGCAAGACGACAAGCGCAAAGGCTTTACTTGAGCAGAACGACTGGCAGGTGATCGAAGCCGATTGCACCGCCGATACCACCGCCGCCGATCTCATTGGACGTAAGACACTGACAGCGGACAGCGGACAGACCACCGTGACTTATGAGGACGGACCAGTTGCCAGAGCCTTCGCATCTGACAGAAAAACCGCTGTTCTCTTGAACGAATGGGATGCCATCGATCCACGCGCCGCGATGGCCTTTCAATCCGCCTTTGAACCCGCTCAAAACGGATCGCGCCGCATCACCTTGCCAGAAACTGGCAGACAGATCGAAAGCCGTGCGAATGTGATTTTTGTGCTCACGATGAACACCTTGGGCAATGGCGCGAGCCGTCAATTTCAAGGTCGCAACGCATTGGACGGAGCAAACCGTGACAGAGTTGAAATCATTCAAACCGCCTACGAGCATGATGCGGAACGCCTGATAGCGCATGGATACCAGAAAGAGACCGCCGATTATCTGGCAGATTGGGCAAAGGAAATACGCGCAAAGATTGACGGTCAAAATCTCCGCTGTTTCGTGAGCCTTCGCCGATTGATTACCGCCGCAGACCTTATCGACCGCGCCGGACTGTCACGCAGCCGCGCAACGAAACTTGCATTCTTTGACCGCCTCGAAGCCTCCGAACTTGCCGCGATTTCCTAAAACCGCAGATCGCCCCCCACTTTGGAACAAGAACAGAACAGAAAGAAAAAATCATGAACCTTGTATCACCAATCAAAAAACTATCGGACGGCAGAGCAATCGTCGAAATCGACTACAGCCTAGCCGCGACCTTCAATGACGCCGACACCGAAGCCTTTCGATCCGGCAAGCGCGGTCAACAATACGAAAGCCACCGCGCCGCCGCCCAGACCGCAACAATTCCAACCGCAACCCGCAACCGCGCCGAACAGCTTTCGCGTGGACTAGCCGACGACTTCCAGACCTACCGCCGCGACTGGACCACGTTTCAGGATAGCGGCAGACTTGATAGCCGCGCCTTCACCCGCGCCCTTGAAGCCGGAATGAACGGGCGCGATCCGCAAGAAACCCGCCCTTTCAAACGTCTCACCACCGTTGCAAAGAACGATCCGCCGACGATTGCAATCGTTGCCGATTACGCGTGGTCCTTGCGTTGCGACGATAGCACCTACGAGGCGCGGGTGGGAACGCTTGCTTGCTCTATCCTTTGGGCATGCGAGACCGCCGACCTTCCCTGCACCTTCGCCGCTATTCGCGGCGATTGGCGCGGTCAATTCCATGGAGCACGCCCCGAACGGAAAAGCCTGATAGCAGTACTCGCACAGCCAAGCCGCCCTTTGACCGCCGCCGCTTACGCCGCCGCCGTGGGACAGCAAGGACAGGACGCCTTTATTTACGCCGCCTGTTACGCCGGAACATTGCCAAGCGCACTTAGCGGAAAAAACGGTTCACCCGATGGCATCTCACTTCTAGGATCGACAAGCGGAGCCGGAGGCATTGCATGGGCGCGGGAAATCGTCGGAGCCTCATTCATCGTTGCAATCGGAAACTTCGAACACAAAGAACGCCAAGACGCCGACATCCTTTTACCCGCAGACGCCAAGCCCGAAGACGCCATTGCACAAATCCGCGCCGCCCTCCAAATCCGAAAGGCGGCATAATGTACGAGATCAAACCAGATGGAGCCGCCGCCCTTGTCGTGCTCAAACATGGCAACCTTGCCGGACACATTCTTCGGACACGCCGGACCGCCGCCCGATGGAAGGCTTGCACCGTGACCGGACACCTTGCCTACTTCACCACGCTTGCCGCCGCCGCCGACTTCATCAAATCAAACGCGCCGCCGACCTAGCCGACCGATCACCACCCCGAAGCCCGAAGCCCCGTTGTTCACGCAACGGGGCTTTTTTCTGTCACCACCACGTCAAACCCCAGCGCATGACAGACCGCCAAAACCGTGGACAGCGTGACAGTTTTTTGTCCGACATCTGTCAGCGTAGCATGTGACAGACCAGCACGCCGACAGACTTCGCGTTGCGATACGCCGACCTTTTCCCGCTCGTCCCGCACCCACGGCCCGAAGTCCGAGGGGGTTAAAAATTTAAGCGCAGTCATTTACTAAATCCATGTTCGAGCCTACGTGGTCTAATAACCTCTGCCAGTTGACAGGGTACGATAATATCAGGTCAGGTTTGACAGCGTTTCCAAGGTGTAATTCAAGGACTTTTGACGCTCCATATATTTTGCAGCATTGCAAGGAAGGGTGGCTTACCAAGTTAAATACGTTTGCAAAAATGCAAGCCCTTTTCATTTGCCATGCAATTTGTTGGGGTCTCCACAGTCCTTTGGTCTGATACCTGCTGGTTTTGCATACCTTGAGTTCGATCCAGAACTCACCTCTGTCAGAACAGCCGTTAAGATCAGGAATTCCGCTTCCAACACGCGCCTCAATTCGCGTCCAATGGACCTTATCGGACGTGGATTTCTTAATAGATTGCCAGATCGCGGATTCAGTCTTCATCTTCTAAATCCATGTCCGAGCCTTCGGTCAGGTCTTCAAGATCGTCGTCCTCTTCAAGTTCAATGGCTTTCATATCAATGGTTGGCATCGTGGTATTTGCCAGAACAGGGAACTCAGCTTGGAGCCTTCGTATCTCTGACAGCACTTCATCCCGCGACATCTGGTCGATCTTTCCAACAAGGATTTCCGATCTGGTAATGTACAGCCCCGCAGCCTGACCTCTGGCCTTCTCCGCCGCGACAGCAGCAGTGAAGTTCTTGCCATCCAATGCCAAGTCCCTGATCTGGGCCATCCGCATTACATGGTTCTCGAAAGTCACCTCGTATTTCTGTGCCAGTTCTTCCTTGATCTCTTGCACACGCTTCAAAACAAGCGGAAACCTCTTGCCAGACATGAAGTGAGAGGCAGCATTGCCGGGATTTTTGAACCCTGCCAAACGTGCCGCCTCGGTCTGCGTGACATCCTCGGTTGCATAAATCTTTGCAAACTTCTCCTGTCGTTCTGTCAGTCCGAGTTCCCGCCTCGGGTCAACAATCACCCTCAATGAGTTCGTAGGGACCTTATGAGTTCTCTTTCCACG